TTTTTAAAACAAGACTACAAGAAGATAGTAAAGCGGCAGGTAGATGGGAAACATCTGACGGCGGTGAATATTTCGCGGCTGGTGTCGGTGGTGCGATCACTGGACGTGGTGCGGACTTACTTATAATCGATGATCCACATTCCGAGCAAGATGCACTCTCACCCACGGCTCTTGAATCAGCTTACGAATGGTACACATCAGGACCACGACAACGTTTACAACCAGGCGGTAAAATAGTTTTGGTTATGACTCGTTGGTCAAATAAAGATCTGACAGGAAAATTAATCGCAAACCAAAAAGAATCAAAAGCAGATCAATGGCACGTGGTCGAATTTCCAGCGATCATGGACCACGGATCAGAGAAAGCTAAACCTGTTTGGCCTGAGTATTGGAAACTAGATGAACTTGAGAAGGTACAAGCAACACTGCCCACGGGTAAATGGAATGCACAGTGGATGCAAAATCCAACAGCTGAAGAAGGTGCAATCTTAAAACGTGAGTGGTGGCGAATCTGGGAACACGAACATATTCCAACATTACATCATGTGATACAATCTTACGATACAGCATTTTTGAAAAAAGAGACAGCCGATTACAGTGCGATAACGACATGGGGAGTTTTTTATCCAGACGAAGACTCAGGAGCTAATTTATTGTTACTCGATGCAATCAAAGGACGGTATGAGTTTCCAGAGCTTAGACGTCTTGCATTAGAGCAATATAAATACTGGCAGCCTGAAACAGTGATTGTTGAGGCAAAAGCATCAGGATTGCCATTAACATACGAGTTAAGAAAGATGGATATCCCTGTAATGAACTTTACTCCATCAAAAGGAAACGACAAGCATGCTCGTGTTAATTCTGTTGCACCGCTGTTTGAATCTGGTATGATATGGTGTCCTGAACAAAAATTCGCGGACGACGTCATGGAAGAATGCGCGGCTTTCCCATATGGCGATCATGATGATTTGGTGGATAGTACCACCCAAGCCCTCATGCGTTTTAGACAGGGAGGACTGATAGATCACCCTGAAGATTATGTCGACGAACCAGTCGATAAACAAAAACGGAGTTATTATTAATGGCAAATAAATATCATAGACAAGGATTCTCAAAAGGAAAGCTGGTAACAAGCACAGTTAAAAAAGCTAGAGAAGCTATGGAGAATATTTATAAAAAAGATAAGACTGGTAAGAAAGATAAAATTATTGATCAATTAAACAAAGCTACTAAAAAACAAAGATCAAAATTTACTAAAGGTGATAGAATTACAGAAGAGCCAAAAGGTTTAGATTTTTATACTGATGTTATGACATCTGATTTTGAGAAAAAAACAGGTCCTTACTTTGATAGGATCAAAAAGAAAAAAGGCAGAAAATAATGGCTATAAAATTTGGAATGTCAGTTGCAGATATGATCTTGCAGTTAACAAAAGGTTTCATAAAAGCAACAGGTAGAAAACCTGAAGCGTTAGAGAAGATAAAAATTCAACAAGAAGCAACTCAAAGATTTAAAGACATGAATAAGGTTGTAGATATGGAAGGCAAAGTTATTGACACATCAAAAGGTATTATGGGTGGCAAAGAAATGAAAGCTATGGGTGGACGTATTGGTTTAAAAGACGGAATGGACAGAAGAGGTTTTTTAAAATTAATGGGAGGTCTTGCAGCACTTCCTGTTCTTGGTAAATTTTTTAAAGTAGGGAAAGTTGCAAGTAAAGCAGCACCAGGTATTACAACACCACCACTTTCAAATAAACCAGAGTGGTTTGATTCATTAGTTAATAAAGTTATAACAATGGGAGAAGACGTTACTAAAAAGTTTGCGTTTAAAGAAAGACAAACTGTTCACAAACTTGACATAGATGAATTTGAAGATGTAAAAGTTTATCAAGACACAGATGCAGGTGAAATTAGAGTATCATATGAATCACCAAATAATGCTGGAGAATCATCTGTTGATTTAGTTTATAAAAAAGAATTACCAGATGAAGGTAATCCAAGTCCATCTCCTGAGTTTTATGCAGTCGAACCTGAACCACGTGTAGTTAACAGAGACGGTGATATGGAATTTGACGGAGAAAATCTTGTAGACAGTGTTGATGAGTTAATGTCAGATACGACAAAACTAAAAGAAATAGCTACTGGTAAGAAAAAAACTTTAGGTGAATTTGTAAAATCTAAAAAGAAAAAAGAGGCTTCTAAAAAATTAAATGAAGATCCGATGGAACAAGCAGAGTATATAGAATCTAAATACGGTCCTGGTCCTGAACCAGATTTTGACGATATAGAAAACTTTGCATCAGGCGGTATTGCAAGAATGCTAGGTGAATAATGAAACTTGGCCCCAAAGAAATAAAAGTGGTCAATGAATATTTTGTTAGACCAGTAAAGAACAGACTTAAAGAAATCTTTTTAAAAAAAGGTTTACCACAATTAAAAACTCCAGACGAGATACAAAGACCACAAAGAGCTTTAGACAAAGAAGCAATTGACGCTTTTATGAAACGTAATCCAAAAGCTGATGGTGGAAGAATGGAGTATAAAAAAGGCACACCTAAAAAATCTAATCAGTTTCTTTTTGATTACAGTGTGATTGATGACATTAAAAAAGATGCAAAGACCATGGCAAAAAAAGAAATTTTAGAAAAGTATAAAGGAAAAATAAGTAGAGCAGCTTTAACTAGATTAGGTTTAACTTATGGAAAAACTTTAGAGTCAGGAAGACCTAGAGTTCCAGAAGGACAAAGAACTACTAAAAATATTAAAAGAGCAAACAGAATTAAAAATGCTCAAGGATTTGATGTTTCTGGAACAGCTTCTAAAAATTTTCATCATATATTTCCTATCGGAGGTCTGGCAGAAATTAGTTCAAAGGACGTAATGATACTAGATAAAAATATTAACGAAAGATTAGGAGGATCTAATCAAAGATTAAATGATATTGCTGATGAAATAGGTAGTATGGATTTGTCTAGTCCTGGAGCTTTAAAAAAATTAAATGATTTAAATGCAGAATCAAAAAAAATTGTAGATAAAGCAAAAGAAAAATTACCAAAAAAATTAAAAAACATTATTGGTTATATAGAATACAATCCTGTCTTTGATGAAAATGGAAACATAATAGAACTTTCTCAAATTAGAAAAGGTGTAGACAAAAACCCTAGTGAGCTGGCTAAATTTGGTAGTAAAAAATTTAAAGACTTTACAGCAAGTGAAAAAAAAGATTTTAAAAAACAAGTTTTTAATGTTGCCAAAAAAGCTGAAAGTAGAGGAATGATGGTTGCAGCAAACCCTATGTTTAGTCCAGGTATTTTAAAAGAAGCTTTTAAACAACTACCAACACCAGCAGGAGCTGTAGGAGTAAATTTATTATTAGGTGTTGATCCAACATCAGCTGTTGATAGAGCAAGCATTGCAGCAGAGGCAGCCTTTGCACCACAACTTGTAAAGCAAGCTGCAAAATTAGGGCCTACGGGACAGAACATTGCTAATTTATTTTTGTCACCAAAAACGGCCATGCGTGTAGCGCGAGTAGCATCGCCACTTGGTATTGCATCATTAGCTGCAGAAGGTTTATATCAGGGTGGTAAGTTTACTAAAAAGAGAATGGAAGAACTAAGATCCATGACACCAGAGCAAAGAGAAGAGCTTAGAAGACAAGGAGAAGCGCAAGCATTTGATCCTTTTCAAGCTGCAGGTGGTGGAATAGCTAAATTAGCAGGAGATAGATCAGGTGCAATGTTAACATCTATGAACCCAGACAAGGATGGGTTGCCAGGTCTATCAAAACGTGGTAAGAAACAATAGGAGTATTAAATGGCAGATATAGATAAAGGACTCCCTAACACTCGTACGAAACTTGAAATCCCTTCAGAAGAAGAGGTGGCAGAAGAAATTAGTGTTCAGGAACCAGTAGAAGAAAAAGGACCAATCGAAGTAACACCAGAAGATGATGGTGGCGCAACAATAGACTTTGAACCAGGTGCAATCAATATACCTGGAACAGAATCACATTTTGATAATTTAGCAGATATATTACCTGAAGATGTTTTAGAACCAATCGGAAACGAAATGGTTCAAAACTATATGGATTACAAATCTTCAAGAAAAGAATGGGAGAACACATATAAAACAGGTTTAGATCTTTTAGGTTTTAAATACGAAAATAGAACTGAACCGTTTCAAGGAGCTTCAGGTGCAACTCACCCTGTAATGGCAGAAGCAGTTACACAATTCCAAGCTCAAGCTTACAAAGAATTATTACCAAGTGACGGACCTGTAAGAACTCAGATCATAGGAGTTAAAAATCCTCAAACTGAACAACAGTCACAACGTGTAAAAGATTACATGAATTATTTAATTATGGATCAGATGAAAGAATACGAATCAGAATTTGATTCGATGTTATTTCATTTACCATTAGCTGGTTCTACTTTTAAAAAAATATATTTCGATACAACAGTTGGAAGAGCAGTATCGAAGTTTGTACCAGCAGATGAATTAATCGTTCCGTATACAGCTACCTCATTAGATGATGCGGAAGCGGTTATTCATACAATTAAAATTTCTGAAAACGAATTAAGAAAACAACAAGTATCAGGTTTTTATTCTGACGTTGAGTTAGGGCCTCCTGGTACAGATACAAATAACGAATTAACAAACAAGGAACGTGAGTTAGAAGGTACAAAGAAAACAGGTAAGAACGAACCTGTATATACTTTGTTAGAGTGTCACGTAAACTTAGACCTGGAAGGTTTTGAAGATCAAGGAACTGATGGACCGACAGGAATAAAATTACCTTACATCGTAACAGTCGAAGAAGGTAGTAGGAAAGTTCTTTCTATCAGAAGGAACTACGCGCCCGATGATCTAAAGAAAACTAAAATC